TAAAATGGACACCCGAGTTACCCTGAATCGAGTTGTTAACACTCTGCAATCTGCACTTGATGTTATGACTGACGCAAGCAATCCTGATGGGCAGGGTTATGCTTATGCCTCTGGATATGCTAGAGGTTCTATGAATCAAGCGATTGACGAATTGTGTGATCTCCTTGATAGTATGGAACCCATTCGTTATAGAGTAACTGAGGTGCAGTTTGACTTTCAAGATGAAGATTTTGAACTGCCTGTGCAACAACAACTTGAGTTGATCCAAGATTGTAAGAATACTGTGTGGACTGTTGATGAAGAAAGTGAATTGGTTGATGTTATAACTGATCACTACGGATGGTGCGTCCAAAGTATAGAATATGAGGAACAGGGTGTGCCAGTTGCCGAACCGCCTACCATTCACCCCTTTTTCCCCTGATGGGTGCCATACTATAAGGGTCGAGAGGGAGAGAGCAATTCTTTCTCTCTCGGTTCACAATCTTACTTCCTGAAGAATGACCAAAGCACAAGCACTTTCTGAGTTCCGTTATGCCTGGAAAGGCGTTGTTGCTGCCTATCCTAGACTGAAGAATGACACGGTTTGGAAGCGTGAAGAGTGGAACAGTTTCACCGATGCACTATGCAAAGGTGGAGAGATTACTGAGAATCAATATAACAACTGGACCAACCCTTTCTGAATACTAATGAAAAACTTCACTGACAATTACTTCACTTTCATTCAAAAGATGATGTTTCACGTTGCTACCATCCTCGCATTTTGGGTTGGTGTTGTTACTTACGCTGCCAAAGGTGTGCGTGAATGGTATAGCAATGGTGGGCAAGAAAGCATCGCATTGTTCACAATGAAGGTGCTGCAATTCATCAACTCGGTATCAGAATCCCTCTACTATTCTGTGGAGGAAACTGTAGACATTCCCCGAGAGGTGTGACAGTTCCCCAAACTGTCTACCAAACCCGCACAGACCCCCTAAATGCCCTATATTGGTCACATCGGGGGGGACTGCTCCCCACACTTCCTTAAGACTCTCAAATGACTATCACCGTGACCAATCCTGAAGGCAAAAAGTATATCTCTCTCGTGGAAGATCGTGCTTTTATGAGTGCAATTCAAGGACTCTACGCTTTCACTGTTGATAACAATGCCGATTGCGATATGGCATACGATTGGGTATGTGATCAGGCAGAATGTCACTCCTTTGTTTGTGACGGTCCCGCGTGGGATATGTTCTACGATACCTGGGAATCTGCACTCTCCTGATGTATTCTGATCCCTGCACAATCGCCCTTCAAACTGATAACAAACTGATGACAATTCACAATCCCTACGTTGCAACTCTCGTTGAAATGGGTTACGACGAAGCAGACTGCCGAGTGGTAGCAAATGCTGGTGTTAAGAAGACTTTTCCCCTTAACATTCACGGTCGCATTTTTGATACTCAAGAGGAGTATGATGAGGCACTCGCTGACTACATCAACGGACTCTGAGATGATTACTTCCAAAGCACAAATGCTCAAAATCATTGCAACTTGTGCTCAACCACATACTCTAACCCGAGAGGAAAAGTTTCAGGTTTTTGTCAATGTGTGTGACAATATGCTTGCTGAGGGTAGACTGAGCAAAGCAAATCACAAACGTTGGACTAACGTTTTCTGATCTAATCAACCACACTTCCTTAATACAATGCTGGTCAAACTTTCCTTCCCGTCTAAAACCAAGAAGACTACTTGCATCGCAGTTTATGAGTTTGCAGATGGGCGAACTCTCGATGCTTGTGTAGCAACTCTGAAGGCAACTAACGCTAAAAGAGCAAACAAAGAGACCACAACTTTCGAGGTGATTGATTCTCACTCTGGTCCTATCTATCGGTGGGATACTAATGCTAACAAGTTTGTGAGTGAGCGTAAGCAACTCGAACGTGCTTACTTTACAACCAAGGTGCAAGAATATCGTGCTGTGGTTGATAAAGTTATTGATGATAAAATCTCCGAGTTCTTTACTGAATGGATGGAAGATTATCGCCTTTTGCATAAACCAATGGGTGCTGTGTGACAGTTGGTCAAACTGTCTACTAAACCCGCACAAGCGCCCAAAAGCGTGTATTCTATAAGAGTCAAAGGAATCGCCCCAAATGACGACACAAACTCCTGAAGCACGTTTCCAACAACTTTTCGAGGAAATGTATGCTCTATGTGATGAGCAAGGTTGGGGAGATCCCTTCTCTTATGCTCGCTCCCGTGAGATTCACTTAGCAGGCGTTCTTGGACATAAAGTTGCAGACACCTATTCTGGTGCTGATGCTTATGACGAAGATGGTCCCTGTGAGTATAAATCTACGATCGGTGACAAACTAACTGCAACGTACAATGGCATTAGTGTACAGAACTCGTGGGAAGAGCAAGAGCGTTACCTGATCGAAGATAAGATCGGTAAGTATCAGAATCACTATTTCGGTCGTTACTCTAACGGCAAGATTGTTGAGGTTTGGAAGATGGATGCTAACGATGTTCTTGCTGTTCTGCTACCTCAACTGAAGAAGAAGTTTGGTACAGTCAAGAACCGCAAAGATCCTCGTCTGGGTTACACTATCCCTAACAAGGTTATTAAGCAATTTGCTACCCAAATCATCTGACTCTCGTTTCACCTCTCACCGTCACACTTTTCCTCCAATGATTCAAACTTCCATCGACCTCCTCGCTAACACCTATATGGACAGACTGCAGGAGCACGTTGATAACAATGACATCGCATCTTCTGATGCAATCTTCTCTGAGTTTGTTGTCGATGGTGTAGATCCTGAGGATGGCAATTACGAGTGGTTGTATGTTCACGACCTGATCAACAACTGATCTCTCTGATACACTAACCACACCACACATTTCCCACTTAATGACAATGACTCTCCTGCAAATCGACTCCAATCGCCGTAATGATCTCACCGACACTTATGTGTGGGATATGATCAACCAGATGAATAATGATATGCTTGAGCAACTCTGCCACGATCTACTTGTGGAGTCTATGACTAATCTTTCTGACTATGAATTGTGTGAGGAAGTGTATGACTACCTGGGGCAATCTGAAGAGACTTTCAAAGAGTTTGCTGAGCAATGTTTGACTGATGATGAGGTTAACTCCTATCTGGATGATGTTAACGTCGTGAGCGAATCTCGCAACTAATTGAAGAGAAATCAAGGGGGGTTGTGCCAGTCAACTAAGTGGCACACAACGGTGGCACAGCGCCCCGAAATCGGGTATCTTAAGGGAGTGGAGGGGAGCACACCCCACACGCTAACCAAACTCACTCAACTTCTTCAAAATGCGTAAGATCGAAAAGCAAATGTGTGCCGCTGTTCAGTCTAACTCTGACTGGAAATCTGGTAACACTCGTGTAGAGTTTATCGCTGAAACTGGTGAGTCTAAAGTGTATTTGCACGACAATCTCATCGCTATCATTGATGACACTTCGATGCAAATCTTTGACGGTGGTTGGCAGTCTGTGACCACAAAGTCTCGCCTTAATGCACTCTGTGATGAGTTTTGTATTGCTGGCGAAGGAGTTTTTCAACGCAACTTTAAGTGGTTCGTTCACAAGTTGGTCGGTCAATCTTCCATCACTGGTAAAGTCTTCAACGAAGAACCTTTTGTTAACGGTTACATCTTCGCCTGAGAGTTAGTATGATCAAAGCACTCACAAAACGCCGTTCTGCTAACTACTTCGCGAATCAAGTGAAAGTTCTTCTCCTCATTCTGATTGGTGTCCTTATCTATCAATCAAAGGATGCACGATTCTTTATCTCAGACCGCCTCAATGATGCTTCTGAGATGATCCGCCCCGATCCACAGTTCAATTTTCGCTATTGACAATCACAACTAGATAGAGTACACTTAGGGGATCAAAACGATCCTCTTTTTTATTGTCCAAACCAATGAACTTATCTGATAATTTTGAGAACATTGCACAGTCAAATGTGTACGGATTGTTTATGATGCCCGTGGGAGTTTTCCACAATCCAGATCATACTGAGCACAAGCAACTTATTCTGGATTATATACAAACTCTCGATTCTGAAACTGTCACCTCAGCACGACAATCCATCTCCCACGGTATTCTCCAACTCGGTCCCTCTAATATACTTGACCAACCCGAACTATCCCCAATAAGAGAAACGATCTCACAGGCGATTCTAGACATCAATGCCAACGCTTTTGCATACGATCTACAATCCCCAACCATTACAGATTCCGTTTTAGAAGTACATCAAGAAGGATCATTTCTCGCTCCACACGAGTATGCAAACTGTCTCTATTCTGGCATCTATTTCATTAACTACGATCGCGAAGAACACTCCCAACTAAAGTTCAAACGCACAATCGCCTCTCCATTCTATTCAATCATTCAAGCACCTCAAACTACACAAACTGCCTTTAATCTACTCGATACAAGTGTACCTTACTCAGAAGGAGATATTGTCATTTTCCCGTCTAATCTCTCACACGGGTATGAATCAAACTCTCACGCTAATCGTATCACTCTCTCCTTCAACATTCCCCCATTTTAATAATGAACCCATTTACCAAGATTAACGACAATACGTTCAAAGATGCTGAAGGAACGTTATACAAACCCATTCCTAATTACGAGGATTATTATGTCTCTAATACAGGAAACATTTACTCCACAAAGTATGGTAAATGGAAACGCCTTAAAACTCATCTCAATGAGAATGGATACAGAAGAGTTACTCTAAGACAGAATGGGCGGACTGTAGTAAGAAGATGCGCCAGATTAACCGCATTGGCGTTTATACCTACGGAACTCAATGATTGCAACGTTTTTCACATTGATGGGAACAAAGTTAACGATCATTCTACTAATCTAAGGTGGGTGAGTTCTGTATAGTTTTCCACAGGTTTTTCCACAAAGGGGATTATTTTCTGTGGAATAAAAATGGTCTAATAAATATACCTTACTGTTTTGTTAATCGTGTTAGAATCCCTCTGAGAAGTGCAACCTTAGACTCTACTCTATCGATCGAGAGTTGTCAACACTCAGAGGACACACGAAAAACTGTCACAATGGGTTGACTTTTTCCACAGTCTCCCTTATACTTTCAAAGTCCCTCAAAGTTAACCAAATTCACCTCTAATCTAATGGGTCGCACATACAAACGGAACGACACTTATAGAAGTAATCGTCCGAAAAGTCTGCGTGAAAAACGTAATAATCGTCCACGTGGTAAGTATGAACAATTGGACAATTATGAGTCCAATTCATATAACAAACAGAACAAGACTAATCGACAACAATCGGAGTATGATTTGAATGGAGATGACATCTATGGTTGACCCTAATGTTATTCAAACTCTAGACACAGATTGGGTAGATGAGATGCTCGAAGATGACTCGGAGGATCTATACGAAGAGTCGCTCTATGATGATACATCAGGCATCGAAATTGAGATCGAATACACTACAGACTATTGATTAAATTCGATGCCTATTCGAGACTCTATGAGGAGGGTAATCTTCCTCCTCAGGAGTTCATCGAGTGGATGCAATATCTGATCGATTGTGAACCCGAACCTGACTACAGTAAGCATAAGAAACTGAGAGAATATTGCATCCTCGAAGGGTTATGCTATGATGTCAATGTAGGGGACGATTAGATACACTTGGCGTATATTAAAAGGGGACCCTATGTGTAACCTACAAAAGTATAGGGTCGAGCATATTATCGAAACCGCTTTGAGGGTCCCCCCATATACAAAAAATTTTCCCCAGGTAAAAATCCCCCAGGAGGTCGTTTAGAATTTCCCAGTTCCTCTGAGATGAGTCACCTGCAGATAACCTCGGATAATAAAAAAACTTCCTATATACTGCAAGAATGTAACGGACGGTATCAGAATGTCTCGTAGGTTTATACTAAGTGTTGAAGAGGACGAACACGGGGATTGTTTCATTACATTACCCGATGAGTTACTTGATGAACTCGGATGGCAAATTGACGATGTTCTAGAGTATACTGTTGAAGGAGAAAACGTTTATCTCAGTAAAGTTGATGAGTGAATTCACTTATGAGCAGCAGAAGTTAATCTTCGATGCTGTGCGGCACTATCAAATGAATCATAATGGTTCACAAGCACATTATGACAAGTGTCAGAAACTATTGAACAGTATTGATGTTAGAGTGAGTCACAATGAAGTCGAATGCGACATTTGAAGTAATTGACAACTTCCTTCCTAACGAAGTATTCAATACAATATATCGACAGATCACTGGAGATCAGTGTTTTCCTTGGTATTTGAATCACGCTAAGGTAATGCACGTCAGTAGAGCATTTGATCCTGAGTTACAAGCGAAGGAGATCTACAACTGGCAGATGGTACATAAGTTTTATGAGATGGGTAGACCCCAGTCCCAGGAATGGGAAATACTTCTCCCACTCATCAATGCTTTACAACCACGTGCTTTGATTCGTATCAAAGCGAATCTAAATCATCACACAGACAATCTGATTGAATACGATTATCACACAGACTGTGGAGAGTACGGTACAGACCAGTTTGCGGGAGCAACAACTGCTGTATACTATCTCAATGATTGTGATGGTTACACGTTCTTTCAGAGTGGTGAGAGAGTGTATTCCAAGGCGAATCGATTAGTCAAATTCCCTGTCAACACACCTCACGCAGGTACATCAACAACTGATGCGAAATTCAGGTTTGTAATCAATTTGAATTACTTCTGAACCGTTACCCCCCGCGAACGTTGTAACTATTCTAATGGTAGTAGAGAAAACTCTATTGCCATTTTTTTATGCTTATGGTATAACTATTATTACATTCATACACTAATATATGAAAACACTGCAACAGCAACTCAATATCGACAATAGAATCGATGCCTATGATTTTTGGCATCTGTATGAACCCAATTTCAATCAACCACGTAGAAGTAGTGCCAATATTGAGGTTCGTAAATCGATTGGTTTAGACACTGCTCGTCCTGGTGATTTAATTACCTCTCTAGAGGGAGAGATGTGGCGTATTGCTATTCACGTTGAGAATGGTCAGGAAGTGACTCTCCCCTGGATGCACGTTTCCAACTTTGGGCGTGTGATTAGTCACGTGTACCCTAGTGCCACTCAGAAGCGTCTTGGCAAGAGATGGGATCCAACATACCATCGTCTGTGTGACGGCAAGTTGAAGCGTTATAGCGGCACCGATGAGAAGACTTCTGGATGGAAGTTACTTATCAAAATGCCTCATATGGGGAAGTTGGAACCAGTGTGGTTGGATGACGAATGTACTGTTCAAAGTGCAGCATCCAAACGACAGGAGCGTGATATTGCCATTCACACTTTAGTTGCAAATACCTGGTACCCTATCTACGAAAATGTACCTGATGTGGATCCTCGAATGCTGAAAGCATTGAGATGGGATACTGCATCTAAGGAAGATAAATTGTGGATGCAAGAGTTGTTTGAGGTTGATCATAAGGATCAGAACCCATTAAATAACTATGCCACCAACTTCCGTCGAACTACAGGTAAGGAGAACAATCGTGCAGCACTACGTGCACGTGGAGGCAACCACGCTAATCATCGTGGTACTACTATCAATGTTGATGTTGAACCATCCAATAATCTTATGGAGTTGTTTAATGGAAATTCCTGAGTTTGAATCTTATCAAGAAGAACTTGAGTGGAGATTTGATCGTATTGCTGATACTTTGAAGGTATTAGCAGAACGTAGTCAACGTGCAGAACAGTTTCTGAGCAGGGGTGCTGATATGATTCAGTACAAGATTCCTGGACACGACGAGTATTCCAATCTAAAAGGGATCTTTGATGATCTCTATATGCGAATAAATACTCTGGAAGAGAAACTAAATGGTGACTAATGCCAGCCTATATCATTGAAACTGGTCGTAGTTATGAAAACCCCGTAGATTCGGATGATTACTATAGGACGTGGAACTCGTCTGATCATCCGTCTCTCGGCGGTGGTTATCAAATTACATTCCAAGATGCTGGTCCTGGTTCCTACAATTTTGGTAGGGACGAAGTATTTTATATTGGTGCGCCTACAGAAACTTGTGTAGCAAACTGCAATTCTACACGTAGGGGTGTTTGGAGATACTACTCTGGATCAAATGAAGATCATTTGTATTGGGTTGATGAGAGTATCCCAAAGAACGATACCTTTGATAGAAGATCATATAATCACGAACCACGCAATAAGAGAAGATATTTTCAACTCCTAAAAGAGTCTGTTGGTAGTGCAGTTGGGGTATATCTGCATTTTAGTAATGGAAATAAGAATTCGTATCTGTCTTCTAGTAGTAGTGGAGCAGTTCGTTTCTTAGGATATGCATATTCTTCCCAATCTGCTGCCAATTCTGCTGGAGTAACCAATCCTGGCGAATCTGCAATACCTTTGTATCACTATCGGAAGAATAATTCCAATGGATACGATGATTTTTACACAATCAACCCTGCAACAGAGGTAAACTTACAAATTGGTGTCCCTGGAGTGCCCGATCCAGCGGAAGCATTGAATCAAGAGTACCAATATATTGGAATTTACGCTTGGGTGTTTGATGGATCTGCACCTCAAGCAAAAAAACGCTTTGAATCGACAGGAAAAGCATTCAATACAGGTGAAGTTGACCGTTCTGGATGGTACAACTACAATACAACGTGGTCTAGAAGACGATATGAGGATGAACCCACTGATACACCTGCTGAGCAGGGGTGGGGTGAACCAACTAGCGTTGCTCTAGCATCTACTGATGCCAATTTTGAGTGGTTCTATGGTAAAAATGGTGCTGTTAAAGCGTGTATGCCAAGATTCCTTGGTTTTCACGATGCATTTGAAGGACAATTCTTATATTATCTCTACGATACATCATTTCCGTTTAATGGTCCCATCTATGGTATCAATTTTACCACTACAGATGCTCCCTGCTGTCCTGCACGGAGTGAAACACCGTGTGTACCCAACGTAGAATACCACTCATACTACTATGAGATGCGTGAGGATGCCTGGGTAACCCAGAAAACACGTATTACTGTGGATGTGCCTGGAAAGGGCGCTGCAGAGTCATTCTGGGCGGTAGGAACGGATGATCCAATGATCTTTTTCCGCTACACCTCGTCCAGTGGTGCATTTAGACTTGGCGAAACCCTGAATGGGTGGGAAATACAAAGAGTTCGTTACTTTGGGGATGAATTGAAGTGTGGTTATATGACACTCAAGGGCATTTCATCACAGTTTGGTAATGCATTTACATATAACCAGTCTATTACGTCAAATGACGGTGCTACAGGGGTTGTTTTAGCGGGTTATGGCATCAAAGATAAGGCAGCATTCTTTGGAATTTACGAATTTCCAAAACAACTGTCATATTATAAGGTTGAACTCGACAATAAAGCACTGATTCCGAACAGAACTTTGGATGAGGCGGTATTAGAGGCAATCGTAAACAGTAAAGGCGAAATTGATCACGTAAACATTGTTAATTCTGGTAGAGATTACAGAAATCCAACCCTTTCATTCTCACTTCCTGACGTTATTCGTGAAGAAGGATTCTCTGATGCCGCAGAAAATATCCCAGAAGCGTTTGAAGATGATGTTTCTGGAGAAATTGCACTCTCACTTGAGTCCAGTGATGAATTTGAAAGTGGTGATTACTCAACCAGAAAGATTGGTAGAAACGTTTCTAAGCAAAGATACGTCACACAGGACGATTTTACGGGAACTCTGAGGCAGGCTAAGGGTTATGCAGTCTTAAATGAGATCGGATGTATCAAACAGGTCGTTATTACAGACAAAGGAGCAGGGTATCAACCTGGGGAAAAGGTAGAAATCTACGTTGTAGATCGTTTAACCGAGACTCGGGAAGACACTTTTGTTGGTCCTGGCGCTGCTGACATCAAAACAAAGGTCGATTCTTCGGTGGGAAGTGGTGAAATTGGTGATTCTAGGGTGAGATCTGCATTTTCTGAGATGCAAGAGATCGCTGGAACTGCTCTAGATGTCCTAAAAGAACCAGTTTTATCAAATTATACCGTTGGATACATTAGAAATACGGATGTAAACAACTATGAGAAGACAAAATTCTGCGATGATGTGATTCCATCGATATGTTTAGACCTAGATATGGGATCTCAGTGGGCAGATGTGAACACTTATACAGATGTGAGTTCACTTTGGGGCGAAGTTAACAATGCAAATCCAAATTGGAACCAAAATAATGAGTTTTTTGCGGATATTCAAACAAATTCATCTAAGAATCAGCAGATAATCAACACTAAAATGAACAGTGGACTGCCTGGAATCTTTGGTGGACCGTGTATTGAGACAAATCAAGCAAATTTGTATACGGTAAAACGCTTTGTTGACCTTCCTTGCCCGTATGTTGCATACGATCCCAATGGGGTTGAGAAGGTTTTTGGATACTTACCCTTCAAATATTGCGGTAATGATCAAGAATTTGCAACTGTTAGAGTCACATTGTCAGTAGAAGGTGATGTTTCTGGTGTTAGTTCGGCAGTTAATGAGCGTTTTATGGACTGGTTGAGTTGGTTACCCAAACCAACATTAACTCCTGCACGTCAAGTTGGGGGTGGTGTGAAGTGTCACCCGTGTGTTAGAGGTGCATATAAAGGTAAATGTTATGAAACTGCCAACGGTGAGTACACATTTGTACCTCGTTCTGGGGATGAAAATACATTTGATTACAATGGACCTGGCGCAACACTGTCAACTTCAAATGAAGAGTTGGGTCAATTGAGCACTTGGATCGGTGACAACGTAAATGTTTACACTGGAATGTTCTTCACTCAGACAATTGTTGATGCAAATGACAATCCACTGTATACCAATGACGTTCCATACACGCAACTCACTCTAGATCCGTGCACAAATGGTAAATTTCCTAATGATTGTTGGCACAATTTTGTGGCAGATGGGGTTTTGGATGTGTATTCTGGGTATGACGGTAGTGGAAATGGCATTGCATCCGACGATATTTGCTCTGGATACCCGTTTAGATCCTGTGGTGGGTCTCTAACAAGCGGAGATCCCGAAGATCCAATCAATAATCCGCCTGTTTATGCCGCTGGTAGTTGGGCATTGAGGAATGTTATTCACTCAACAGTCGCATTCGACACAGAAAAGCGAGCAGAAAACAACCCATACATAGAATTGGGACCGTTTTCTGGTGATATGCAGTGGGTAAATTGGAAAACTGGTGCCGTACGACTATTGGATAAGGCATATGAACAATACGGAAACCCATTTTTTGAGGAGTGCGACTTAGAATAATGGCAGGATTACTAAAACCAGTAGCAAGTTTGAATGGGATGCCTTGTTCTGGACACGGTATTCCAGTTCCTACTGCAGTTCATACTCAAGAACCGTGTAAAAAACCACCAACAAAGTTACCGATTGTTGTAAAAAATCTAACTTGTTTTTGGCCACCCACACCACTCACCCCAATCAATGCGGTAAATCCCCAGAGAGCGACAGTTTTGGTAAACGGATTCCCGATTATGATTGCTGGTGATACATTTACACCGCATATTTCTGTGACGACAAACATTGTGAACTATGTTTGCCCGTGTGGACCCAATACTTGCATCATCCCAACGCCATTTCCCTGCTCAGAACTTACAATTGAAGACAGGGGAGGAACAGGACATCCTAGAACTGTGGTTCCTACTAGCACAACAACCCTCGCCTTTAAGGTTCCTGTAGCAAGATTATTGGATCCTTTGGGTGTTGGTGCACCAGGTGCAAGTTTGCCGTGTTCCAGTGTTGTTGCTTATGGATCACCTACTGTACTTGCCTCATAGATATGCTATAATTTCTCTGTTCTACAAATTCGATTATGGCACGAGCAAAAGTTGGTCTTTCTGGCAAGAAAATCATTGAGTCGAAACCCAAGACCACTCGTCAGGGAAGCAGTAAGAATACCAAGTATTCTGCAAGTTCTAGGAATGGTGCTCCCAAACGGTACCGTGGTCAAGGTCGGGGTTGATGCGTCCTGAAACTCGTAAGTCAATGGAAATGCTCTTCGCTGCTAAATGGAACCTTCCTAAAGCAGCGAAGAACTGCAATCTCAGTGAAAAGGAAATGAAAATTACTTTCAATGAGTATTGCAATTTCCACCCACCAACTTATAAGGTAACGGTAGACTTCCGCGATAAACAATTGGGATTCGACTTCTAAATACATCAGGCGATAGCAACCGCCATAAAAGTTCTACTTGTAGAATTCAGGTAAACGATTATGGCAAACAGTCCTATTCCTGATCAGGGACAAGATTTTATCGATTCTGGAATGGTTTTAATAACCGATCCGCGCTCTGATAAATACTTGAACCGAACGAAACCCAACGATCCTCCCAAGGATCGTCTAACTAGACAATGTGGCGGTGCTGGTGGTTTCGACGATTATGTCGAACGCTTTAATTCTTAATGGCATACCGTTTCAAAACAGAACGAAATTTAAGTCGTCAATTTAGAGACCTCAGTATTGGGATGTTGGCAAACCCCAATACTGAGGATTTTTCTATGGTAAAAAATGAGAATGCTATCAAGCAATCTATTAGAAATTTGGTATTGACACAATTTGGCGAAAGACCTTTTCAACCAAACAGCGGATCTAGACTCAAATCTATGCTTTTTGAGAACTTTGATGTGTTTATGCTGGAAGATCTCAAAAGTGAAATTGTCAGTGTTGTTAGTCGTTTAGAACCACGAGTTGAACTTACTGACGTAATTGTTAAATATGAAGGTGGTACTGAAATTGAGGTTGAAGTGGAATATAGAATTATCGGTGAAATCCTTACACAAACTGTAGACTTCCTGCTGGAGCGCACGTAAAAATGGCAGCAATCCCATCAAACTTAACTGCTCTTGACTTCACAGAGATCAGAGAATCTATTAAGTCATATCTAAGAACTCGTACAGAGTTTACAGATTACGACTTTGAGGGATCTGCTTCGTCTTATCTCCTGGATGTCTTAGCATATAACACATATTATGCCGCGTTTAATGCCAATATGGCAATGAACGAAGCATTTCTTGAGTCAGCAACTATCAGAGATAATGTTGTCAAGATTGCTAAGCAATTGAATTATACGCCGAGATCGATCAAAGCAGCAAAGGCGTGTGTTAGATTTGCGGTTCAAACCAATTATATTGGTACATCAACGACATATCCCGCAACAGTTACATTGAAAAAGGGTGATGTCTTCGTTTCCAGCATTGGTGGAGAAGCTTTTACATTTACTTTGCCTAAAGATCTCCAAGAATCTGTCGATCAAGCGACAGGACAAGCGGAATTTGCACAAGTAGTCATATATCAAGGCAATTCTCTTTCGTTCAAGTATACCGTAAGCGACGTTAAGCAAAGAGCATACGTTGTTCCCAGCGACAATGTTGATACAGACCTTCTTACAGTGTCAATTTCCCCCAATGCACAGTCAGAAGAAATTGACACATATAATTTGGTACAAAATATTGTCGATGTTGATGGCACCACTCGGGGATATTTCCTGGAGGAAACTGATGATCTGAGATACAAAGTTGTTTTTGGTGATGGTGTTATTTGTCGTCAACTCATCTCGGGCGAGGTCATTACATTTGACTATGTTCGTACCAATGGGTCTGCAGCAAACGGATGTAAGAAATTCAACTTCATTGGTCGTTGCATCGACTCCGAGAACCGATATATCAGTCCCGCAAACATCTCTCTAGCGGTCGTAGACGGCGCTCAAGATGGTGAAGACATAGAGAGTACCTTAAGTATCAAATACAACGCTCCTAGGGCGTTTAACAGTCAAAATAGAGCGGTTACAGAGTCGGATTATGAGTACATTACCAAGAAGGTGTATCCTCAGGCAAGATCTGTTACCGCATATGGTGGTGAACGCTTGAATCCACCCGTTTACGGTAAAGTTTACATTGCGATCAGAACAAATTCTGGTGCAAACTTGAATAGTAGCACAAAAAACAGAATTAAGACAAACCTACTAAAGTATTCCATCGCATCTATTGAACCAGTCATTGTTGATCCCACAACAATGTACATTCGTCCTAAAACCTGGGCGTTCTTCGATGGAACTAGGACAAGTTTGTCTAATAATGAACTTGCATCTAAAATTCTTGCTGCTGTAGATCAGTACAATACGCAGTCTTCTTCCACAAGATTCAATGGTCGTATTGATATTTCTAAGTATCAAGCGATGATTGATAATTCTGATTCTGCAATTAGTGGCAATGTTACCCATATGACATTGGGTATGAACATTAGCGGATTCAACTTTGGTGACACATTTACTCAGTGTTTAGACTTTAACAATGAAATTTCCAATCCGAATGATCTTTCTGGAGGATCAAAGGGTTCCGATGCTGCAACAAGTGGTACCTGCACACCAAAGTATTCTACTGTGAAGAGTGGAACATTCTATTCCACGGGTTATACAGAAGGTCTTCTTGCACTACAATCATCTGCTAATGCAACGCAATTATCAACATCAGTTCTTTTGCAGAATGACACTTCCGCGTATCTTCCCGTAAATCTTCGTGATGATGGATATGGAAGATTGATTATGGTTACCAAACAAGATGAAAAAGAGGTGATTCTCAAAACTAATGTTGGTACTGTTGATTATAAGAATGGTATTGTTTGCGTTGGTCCCGTAAGTGTTGCTAGCACTCCTGATGGGACTGACCGTATTCCAGTGACGGTTCTTCCCGCATCTTCCAACATTAACGTTGGTACTGGTACCGATCCAACAATTTTCAACCCAACTGTTCAAACAATCGATTACACCATTGATGGAACCAATGTTCCCACCTTCGATCCGTTTGATTTTACGCCAATTAACTTCGATGGTACCTCACTAAATATCATTGATTACCCAACAGTTGTCTACGAACTCCCCGAGTTCAACTCCTGTTTCTAATAATCGATTATAACAAGAGATGAAGGCAGTAACCGTATCGCAGAGAATTCAGGATCAAATTCCTGCATTCATTAAAGAAGACAACCAGCAGTTTGTAAAATTCTTAGAGGAATATTACAAATCTCAAGAGAAAGTTGGGCGTCCGTATGACATTCTAAACAATATTCTGAATTATACGGATATTGGTTCGGATGAGTTCGATCCAAATTTCTTGTCTTCGGAATCTGCGGTGTTGGAGAAGGTGGATCCGACACAAAACAAGATTATTGCTGAGAATGTAAATTATTTCCTTGAGAAGGATGGCAGTCTCAAAATTGACAATGAGGTCATTTACTATGAGTCGGTTACTCACTCACCTGATGTAATCTTCACTCCTGGTGTAAACAAGCAGGAGTTCGATCGCAAAATTCAAGAATTTGAACCGATTTCTTCTGAGTTTAACGGTTCCCAAACTCTGTTTAATCTGAGATTACTTGGCAGTCCCGTTACACCTCAGTCTGCAGAGCACCTTCTCGTCATTGTTAACAACGAATTTCAGTTCCCCAATAGAGATTACTTCCTTGAGGGAGACAAGATTCGCTTCCAGACCCCTCCAGAATCGCCTACAGGCGCTCTTACAGGTGCTGTCAATACTATCAGGTATCTGATTGGTTACACCAACGTTCCAGTCCGTTATTTGGACACTATTGATGTTCCTCAAAACACTTCAGAGTCCGAGTTCAATTTAACTATTGGGACACAATCGTATACTCCTCTGTCTACGGTGTCTTCGATTGTTGTCGTCAATAGATCTGAAAAGATTCCATTTGTAGATTACACCGTATTCAAAGACAAGATTATCTTTAAGGAACCGCCTGTTCCTGGGTCCAAAATCGATATTCTTTCGGTTGAATTGATTGCTCCCGAATTTGGATCGGGAGCATCGGCAGTTTCTAAAATTGTTGATGGTCAACTCGACGATATTATTGTCAAAAATGGTGGATCTAACTATAGACTGAGCTTTGCGCCTAAAGTCAATATTTCTTCGACTCTTGGACCTGGTGAAAATGCAACTGCAGAAGCACTTGTTAACGGCATCAAAAATGTCACTCTTCTTTCTTCTGGTCAAGGATACACTTCCGCAAATCCTCCTCTGGTCGAAGTAGACGCACCTGCAAGTGCCGAGGGTCAAGCAGCAAGAATTACGGCTACTGTTTCCGATGAAATTGAGGGTGTCATTTCTCTCAATGTCATTTCATCTGGTTCTGGTTATGATCGTATCCCTTCAATTAAGTTCATCAATCCTGGTGGAGCAAAAATAAGTAACCCAACACTTACTGATGGTAGGGTTGATCTTGGATCCATTGAAGTTATTGATCGTGGTTATGGATACACAACAGCACCTCAAGTTTATCTTGATCCGCCGACTGGCGATAATGCAATTGTTGCATCTCTTCAAGCAGTTCTGGATGATACTGGAAGACTGTTGAGGGTTGATGTCCTAGGTCAAGGACAAGGTTATGAAACTGTGCCCCGAGCACGGATTATCGATCCAGTTGGTGCCCAGATTCTTGATGTCAATGTCACTGGCGGTAGAGTTACTAACGTAGAACTCCTGACTGGTGGCAGAGGTTATACCGATGCACCATCTGTATACATCGTTGATAACCGTAAAGATGTTGCTGGTAACCCGATTGGTGGTACTGGAGCAACTGCAGTTGCAACCATCTTTAACGGTGAAATCACAGACATCAACATCACTAGTTTTGGTACAGGTTACTCTGATACTGAACCCCCTCAGATTTTTATTGCAGCACCGCCTTCACCTGAAGCATCTTGTGATGTTGGGTTTGGTGAGATCACTGGATTTACGATTCATAATGCTGGTCGTGGATACGAACCTTCCGCTTTTGTAAATTGCAGCCGTGGTGTGTCTGCAGTTACAGAGTATGATCAGAGAGGTAATCAGGTTTATAGTTTGGAATCTGATACCATTCAATCATCTCACGCTATTGGTTCGACAATTTATAATCTAGACAATCTTTTTGCCAAAGAACTTTACAGAAGATACGTCAATCAATATCTCCCA